TATTACATCTTCACCCCAGTTATCTAAACTCCATTGTGTAATATTAAAAATAAGCCCAGAGGCGCTGAGTGAAGCAGGTTGGTTCCATGCCCTTGTATCTGAAGCACATACTGTTGCTTGATACCTTGCAGCACTATAGCCCAGACCGGCAGCAGCTATTGAGTATCCTGTAGGTATATAGTAATTAAAGGTTGCTCCCCCCGCCCCTGTTTCTGTACTATCGGCATTTCCTGTCACACTAATTGTAAATACATTTGTATTTACAACAGAAACAACGGGATATACATTTAAACTTAAACTAACATTACTGCTACCAATGGCCGCAGTAGATGTAAAATAAACATAATCCCCAACCCTTGCATTATGACCACTATCGGAACAGCACACTCTGGTTGATCCAGAAGAGGTTCCGAAACAACTTGTTAATTCTACTGCTGTTGTTATTGGGGTAATATCATATATTTGATCTCCATTATGTTCATATAGTTTATCAGGAGTTCCAAAAATTGCTCGACCTATATTATCAACATCAGACCATACCAGAAGATCTCGGGCAGAGCCATCAAAGGTAGTTCCCTCTGCTCTGGTTTCGTATCCTCTCATATTCTCAGGACGAGAGGCTCTGAACCGAACACGATTTCCATCGTACCAGCTTTGCCCTTCAGCATATTGCGTAGTTTCTCTATTGAAACCAGATTTGAAATCAAATTTTGCCAGTTCTGTGGTCATATTAAAGCTTTATAATAAATTGCACAATTAATGCAGGAGGTATATTACTGTGTGCGCCAGAACCACCAGCAACATTGCTATCTAATACACAAACAGCTGTTCCAGAATCGAAAGTAGGTGCGGGGTAATTGGTGCCCCCCGCCGAAACCTGCCCTGCAACCAGATTGACAGCAGTATATCCATTGTACTTGTGATCATGAGAAGCAAGTTGAGCCTCTGTTAAAGTTACAGCTTGTACACCACCAGTATTTCCTATAGTAGTTCCAACAATCATTCCTGCTGTCACATCGGTTAATCCAGAACCAATACCTGCCATAAATCTACCAGCAAGATCGGGAACATTAAATGTAGTTTCTGTATTACCCACACCATATAAAGTTCCAATAACAGTAAACAGGGCAGAGGTTGAAGTTCCAGTACGAGTGTGCGCAGAACCATCACATAATTTATACCCGGTTGGTGCCGCAGTAACACCATAAGGTAATATAACTCCTGGAGGAAGAAGTCCTGTTATATTAAGACCGTCTCCATAAAATGCCGAGGCACATACCTTAGAACTTACATTAATATCACCTGAGAAAGTAGCCTTACCAGATACAGTTACGGTTGATTCAAAAGTTGCTGCACCTTCCACAGTTATAGCTGTTGAAAAAGTAGCAGGAGCAACATTATAAACCGAAGTTCCGTTAGTAATTACAAAAGTATTCGAGCTGGGCGGAATAGTCACTCCAGCATGGCCAGCAACTCGCAAGATTACAGCATTACTAGAAGCATTATTAGATACAGAATTTCGAACTACATAAGATTTAGAATTATTGGGAATAAGAACAAAGATAGATGTGTGTGTACCGCCAATAGAACCAGTAAGTTCTAGAATAGCAGACCGTGCCTGATCGCCAGATCCTTGATTATTAGTCAAAGTAACACTAACAGTGCTGCCAATAGATACAGCAGTATACCCTGCCACTGCCGCATCTACAAGACTAATAACACCATCATTAAGAATCTGTCCCCAGCTATTAGGATTATCTCCATCTCCCTGCTTAGTTAAACGAAGATTACTTGTATAGCTACTAGCCATTTATCATTCTCCCAATATTTCCTTTAAGGCCTATACCTTTCTTCTTGTCCATATCTATCATAGGAATTCCAGATTGTCCCATAAAATATATACAGGATATGCCACTTAGATTATCTATAGTAACAGTCCAGAATCCTTTCTTATCTAGTGTCAGATATAAAATACTATGTGAATTTATAATACCTGCGAAAATTTTTGAATCGTCTTTCCGTGCTTCTTCCATTGCTGTTGAAACACCACAATAAGAATTAATAACTTCGGAAG